AGTAGCTCCTTTTATATCATACCCATATGGGGAATAAGTAGCTCCTGTACTATCTTGTAAATTTACTATTTCTAATTTAACTATGGATTATACACCTTTAGTTTGTAGTAATACTGAATTAACGTCTGAAAGAGGAATTGGTTGATTAATAGCCCAATTATCTATAGAGAAATAATTTTGTAAATTTAATATACAATTTGCTAAAATAGTATTGTTGTTATATCCTGTTGCTACAGTAATATCAAAATTAACACCTATATTAATATAATAAGCATCTTTAATATTAATAGCATCAGTAGCCATTCTATATTCGTTTAAATAAGTTACTAAATTATTTTTTAAAGATGTAGCAGCTTGAGTTAATTGTTTATTACTATTATAAGCTAATATGTATAAACTTATAGCTAAAGGATTAGTTGGATTATTACCCTCATAAGCAAAATCTTGAGTTGGATATGCTTTAGCAATACTACCATATTCTGATGGTAATGATAAAGTTCTAATTAAATAATCATTTTTAGTTACTGCTCTTAATTGAGATGAATAAGCGTATAAAGCATTATTTCTAATTTCTTCAATAGTATCTCCACCTCTACCACCTGTAGCTTTATCTGGATTAGTTGATGCTAAACTACCTAAAATAGTAGTAAATAAAGGATCACTAGATGATCTTGATTTAAATGTTATTCCTGATGTACTAATTAAAGTTAAATCATTTGAAGGTACGTTTGAAGCAATACCACCACCTACTAAGTATTGTATAGTTAAAGTAGTATTAGAAGGAGCTACACCATATTCTTGAGTATAGAATATAGAAGCTTGATTATAATTTTGCTCTAAAGTAGAAATTCCAGGTACTAATCCTAATTGAACATTATCTGGAGTAGGTAATATAGTATTATCTGAATAATTAGATACTCCTGCTCCAAATTCTAATTGTAAAGTATTATTTGATAAGAATCTAGATACAAATCTATAAGGAACACGTTGTAAACTTAATAAATAAGGTACTTGATCTGATGAGTAATTTGGATTAGGTATTTGAGTAAATACACTAGATTGAGCTAAATAAGGAACTTCATACCATTGATTTCCTTGAGAATCAAAAATATTTAATATTTGTAATATATTAGTATCATTAATAGTAGTTGTTGTAAATTTTTGTGGAGAACTAAAACTAATATTAGTAGTTTTAATTTGAGCAGACATTACTGGTACTGATTGTTGTACTAAGAAATATTGATTATTTACATAAGTAATAGTAGCATTAGTTAAATCACTAAAATCCAAAGGTTCCATAGTTAAAAACTGAGTACCTGTTGAATTTGAAGTAACAACTGTATTTGCAGGAATTAATAATGCATAGCTAGTATCAGGAACTGAAACTCCATTAACTGTAGTACTAGGCATTAATTGATATATATTTACTTCAGTAGAAGCAGCATAACTTACATTAGGACGATATCCTAAAACATATGATAAAGCAAATAAATTTGCTTGTTCTTGAGCATATAATAGAAAATTTTCTTGTACTTGTGTATCAAGATAAAATGACATTACATCACCAACATACGAAGCCATTTCAATAAATAAAGCTCCTGGATTTGAATCAGTAAAATCATTATATACTGTAGGAAAATAAGTTTGAGCATAATTTATCAGATTAGCTTTAAAATCTGTAAATGTCTTATTTAAATATGATATATTTCTTTCGTTAGTCATTATGTAAGTTGAATTATAATTTGATCCGAATTGCCGGAAATAGGTAATTGATAATTTAATGTTACATTTAAAATATGATTATCTATATCGGGATCTACAATTACTGATATTATAGTTACTGATGGTATGAATGTATTTATAGCTGTAATAATACTATTTTGTACAGAAGCTATAGTATCGTTTGTAATATTATTAAATAATGTACTTCTCAAATTAGTCCCAAAAGTAGGATTAAATACTCTTTCACCTTGCTCAGTCAATAATAAATTAATTAAATTTGATTTAATTTGATCTTGAGTAGTGTATGTTTTATAAAAAACAGAAGGTGCATTAAATGGAAGTGATACCCCAATCGAAATATTATTTTGTAAATCTAAAGGATTTACTCTTATAATTTGATTAGGTACTGGCATATTTAATCTCCTAAGTTTTTAAGTCCTGCTCTTTCTTGAGGTGTCATATTATTAGCTGAATCCATTATGAATGCTAAGTAAGGATTTACTGGTTCTCCTGTTACTTCGTCTACTTTATCTTTTATAACTTCTAATGGTACTGAAGATTGATAAGATGGTGTTGAAGAAGAAATTCCAAACATATTTCCCATTTTTTCTGCTAACTGTTTACGAGCATTAGGATCAAAAGAATGAACATCACTACTATTAAAACTAAATGTTTTATTTTCTTTTAATACTTGTTTATCTCTTTGAGCTAATACTTCATTTAAAATATCAGGTAATTCTTCATAAATAGCTTCTGATACGGCTTCTTTAATTAATCTTTTAAATACTTTGACATTCATGATTATAAATATTTATGTTTATGATTTTTACGAAATTGAAATATTAGCAGAACCTTGATCTATAGCTAATTTTAATTGATCTACTAATACTTGTGGATCTTGAGTAAATGAATAAGCACTTGTATAAATTACTACTCCATTACTATTAAGAGCAACAGCGTAATGACGTTTAAATCCTGATACTGTTTCTCCTGGGTTATTTTGTTCTTCTTTAATAGCGAATGTATAACCTTTATATGGTGGAAAATTATTAGAATTTGCAGTTATATCATTTAATGCTGTTGTTAATTGATCTAATGGTAAATTAGTAGTGGCTGATTCAATAGCTCCATTAATATTTTCTAATTCAGCTTTTAAATTTTCTAAATTAGCTATTGCTTCTTGTAATACAGGATTAACTATAGCTAATAAAGCACTTAAACCTGATGTTATTTTTAAAGCTCCCTGTAATATTTGATCTAATTTAGTTATTACACTTACTGGAATACCTACTCCGGGTGGTACTGAAGTAGGAATAGGTAAACTAATAACTATATTAATTACTACATTAAATACATTTATATAAATTTGTATTTTTTGTAATTGTTGTTCAACATTTAATATTTTTTTTTCTACAGCATTTATAGCATTTAATGCAGCATTTCGAGCATTTGTCGCTTGACTTAATAAATCAGGATCTCCGGACGCGTTTGCTGCTTCTATTGTTTTATTTGTTGTATCTACTAATGTTTGAAGTTTAGAATTTTCATCTATAATATTAACTAATACTTCAGTAATAACTAATGTTAATACAGGTACTAATGTTTTTTCAGTAAAATTAGTTAATACTTGTGTTCGTTTAGCGTTAACTGTACTTTGTTGTTGTTGACTATTATTTTTATTTGAAGATAATTTATTTCTTAGATTATTATAAGCTGTTTTAGCTTTTTCATAAGGACTAAAAAGTTCAGCAGATAATTGTTGATTAAATTTATCTTGTTGTTTTTGTAAATTATTTTTATTAGTATTATAATTTTGATTTTCTGTATTTACAGCGTTAGTATAAGCATAACTTTTAGGAGGATTATCAACTAAAATACCTTTTTCATTTTTAATCTTTAAATTTCTAAGATTTTGAGAATGATTTACATCTAATTGTATTTTTTGTAAAATAATATACTCAATTTCTTTTTTTATTTGATCTACTATACTTAAACCAACAGTTAATACTACTTGTTCTGATGCTTTTAATAATTGGTCTCCAAAAGCCTTAGGTTTTTCTACTACTGAAAGAGTAGAATTAATTGAAGATGGTACTAAATTTGCAACATTATTTCCCATTATGCTGTAGTATTTTGTTTAGATATTAAAGATGATAAAAAATCAGGATCTAAAGAATCAATTAAAAAATTATTTAAATTTTCAGCAGCTAATTGTACTTGTACTAAATCAGAACCTTCAGCTGTTGATTTAGTATAAGCTAAATCAGAACAAAAAGAAGATAATTGAGTCATAAAGTTAGATAAAAACGTTATCATTTGATTACCTAATATTAGAGGTTCAGTAGCTAAAGCGTTATTAACCGTTCCTAAACTAATATTAGGAGCGTTTAAATGTACTCTATCATTAGCATTTAAATTAATAGTATTATTAGTATTAACTTCAACATTTGTTTTAGCAAATATCATTACTTCATCTTGTTTAGAGTTAATTATAACTCTATTACTATTCATAAGAATTTGAGAACTAAAATAATTAGATACTGAAGTTGGTTGTGTTATAGGATTTAATACATCTGTTCTATCTGGAGTTAGAGGTATTGTTTGAGTTGATGTAAACCATATTGAAGAATAATCTTTATTAATATCTTCTACATGAACTAAAGAACTTGAATCATAATTATGTCCATTTGATAATATTACAATAGGATCACCATTAGCTCCAGGTCCACTACTCCAACTGTTTTGATTATTAGTAGATACAGTACTTCCAAAACGAATAGTATTTCCAAATCTACCTTGTATTATACGATCTCCTTCAAAACGTAATAAATTTCTAGTATCAGAAGAGTCAGGAAATGTAGTAAACCTATAACTATTTCCTGCAGGTTGTGCATTTTGACCTGGAATATTCCAAATTCCTATAGTATGAGTATAATATTTTTGTCCTACTACTGGACTTTCCTGAGTAGCAGATGAGGGTAAATCTTCAAGAATTACTAATTCATCTACTAAAGGATATGATGCTTCTGCATTTATAGGTTTAGCAGTATCACAACCATTAAAAAAAGTATCTGTAAAATCACCTTCATCATTTTGAGATGATTCATTATATATTTTATAAAATATAGTACCTATTCCATTAAAACCGCCTACTCTTTGAAATTGAGCTGATGTAGGAGTATCTTGACCAGTAACTACACCATATACTTTACCTACTTGAGTTTTAGCAGAAGTTTGAGATGTAGTTCTATTACTTTGTTGTAATACTTTAGAAAAGCCACCCTCAGTTATTTTCATTTTTTAGCTTCTAATTTTAATAAAGGATTATCATTTAATAATTTTTGTCCTTCTTCTTGTATAGCTTTTTGTTCTTCTAATAATAATGCAATCTCATCCATATTTATAAAATCTAAACTATCTCCACCATTACTAATAGCAGTAGCAGCTCGTTGAGCAATACCTGCTACTTTAATTAATTGATCATTATTTTTAACACTAACATCAATTAAATCTTTAATAGTAGGCATTAGCATAACAGCGGATCCAGCATTA